GAGGGAAGCTATCTCCAGCCCGACGCGGATGTAGCGGCGTTTGTTGCCCTGCTACCGATCACTGAAGGCGAGGCATCTGACTTGACTACCAGTCTGGACGCCGCCCGTGGGACACACCTGCGCTATGTTGACATGCTGCCAGACAGCCTGACCGATGGCATGAAGACCAGCGAGCAGCTAGACGCGGAGGGGTGGTTTCCAGATGAAGAAGTGTAAGCATGACTTATAGTATCGACCAATTTGGCCCGAGCGACCTTCTCAGCAGCAAGAAAGAAGGTACAAGGCGAATTAAATACGAGGTAGGTGGGAAGAACTGTAATGCCAGTACAGCGTTGCCAAAAGAACGGACGCCGAGGCTATAAATGGGGCCAGTCGGGAACTTGCTATGTCGGTCGAAGCGCTAAGGCAAGAGCAGAGCGCCAAGGTCGAGCAATCCGAGCATCAGGGTATAGGGGCTAAGACATGGCATACGGAACAACATCAGGTCTAACAACCTACGCCTCTGAGCGCGGTATCACGATCAGCGGCACAGCAACAGAACTGCTTGCACTAGCGCATGACTATATTGAGTCTCTTGACTATATCGGACAGAAGACTGTTGACGATCAGGCAGAGCAGTGGCCGCGTAAGAATGCTTACGTTGACGGTGTAGAGCTAGACGACAGCGTAGTGCCACAAGGCATGATTGATGCTGAGTATCAGGTTGCCATTGCTATTGACCAAGGTAATAGTCCATTCGCTACTGTCACACCTGGCATTAAGGCAGAGCGTGTTGATGTGCTATCCGTAGAATACCAAGACGGGGCATCTAACCGCAGTTTTGATCCTATGGTTCGCCTAAAGCTGCGTAAGTATCTGGCTGGCAGCAGCGCCAGCACCAACATCGTCACTGTGAGCCGTGGTTAAGGGTCATGGCTAAGTTTGATTACAGCAAAAGCAAATTACTTGCTGACCGCTTGCTAGATCAGTTTGGTGTGACTCGAACATTCACCCGAGAAACCACCTCTAGCTTTGATCCTTCAACAGGGACGAACACAACTAGCACTGAGAGCTTCACAGCGTCCGTTGTATGGCTTGCATTCAATAGAGACGAGGTAGATGGCTCTACGATCTTAGAAAGCGATGCACGGCTTCTGATTAGCGGAGAGGTGAAGGTCGGTGATGAGGTAACAAGAGATGGGACGACTTGGCGCATTGTCGCCACTAACCCGCTCTACCCAGCCGATACACTGGTCTACACAGAAGCACAGGCGAGGCAGTAAGCATGTACAGCATTCGAGATGTAAGCGCGGCACTAGATACGCATCTATCGCAGCTACCTAATGCTCCGCAGATTGCTTGGCCTAACGTGCCTTTTACCGCACCAGCAGAGACTTATCTGCGTGTCAACAATCTACCCGCCACAGGCGAGCTTTACACCTTTGACTACGCACAAGATGTGCCTGGTGTCTACCAAGTGACTGTGGTAGCACCGCTGTCTAAGGGTGCTGGTGGCGCAGAGAATCAGGCTGACGATGTAATGTTTCACTTCCGCCAGACAAAGATTGCAGATGTGACGATTGAATCTATCAACGTAGCACCTGCTGTAATTACAGAAGATACTTACGAAGTGCCTGTCAGCATCAACTGGCGAGTTATTGCTTAATGGCTGATTTAGATGACTTCATTAAGAACATACCTAAATACAACGAAGGTATGGATAATGTAGTTAAAAAGACTGTCTTGCAGCTGTCAAATAAGATTGTAACAAGAACTCCTGTAGGCAACCCTAGCCTTTGGGAGTCAAGCGCACCGCCCGGATATGTCGGCGGACGCGCTAGAAACAACTGGTTTCCTTCTTTCGGTGAACCTAGCAACGAAAGCACCGAAGCAACTGCTGACGAATCAGTAAACAGGGTGTTGGCTATCTTGAATCAAGTTCCGGGTAATGTGTTCTACCTAACGAACAATCTGCCATATATCCGCAGGCTTGAATACGACGGATGGTCAACGCAAGCACCCAGGGGGATGGTAAGGGTAACTCTGAGAGAAGCCCAGCAAGAAATCAAAAAAGCCGCAAGGCAAAACCCGGATATTCGATAAGAGGAAAATACTATGGCAAGTGGAGCATTTACATCAGCAGGCACTAAAATCAGTGTCACGGCCACTGCCCCGACTACTTACGACGACAACACCACTGACGGCCTCCCCAGTCTCACCTACACAGAGATTGGCGAGGTTAGCGATCTAGGCGAGTTCGGTCGTGAGTATGCCGAGGTAACCTTCAACCCACTTGGTGATCGTCGCACAGTCAAGCGTAAGGGCAGCTACAACGACGGCAACGTATCGATGACTGTTGCACGTGTCACGTCTGACAGTGGACAGGCTGTACTACAGACCGCGCTAGACGATGACGCAAGCTACTACTTTGATGTCGAATTGCAGGACGGTACGCATCTGTACTTCGCTGGTCAGGTCATGAGTTACACGACTAACGTCGGCTCAGTAGACCAGATCACGACTGCCAGCGTCACCATCGGCATTACTAACGACATCTTTGAAGTCGCCCCAACATAAGGAGTTAGACGATGGCAGCAAGTGGAGCATTCACTAGCGCAGGCACAACGATTGAGATTAGCAATAACCTACCTGCAAGTTACGACGCAACTGGATTTGAGGCACTTTCTTTCACCGAGATTGGTGAAGTCTCCGACCTTGGGGAGTTTGGTCGGGAGTACGCAGAAGTCACCTTCAATCCGTTGGGCGATCGTCGGACTGTTAAGCGCAAAGGCTCATACAACGATGGAAACGTCAGCATGACCGTGGCCCGTGTGCCCGGAGAGGCTGGTCAGACCATCTTGCAGACCGCACTTGACAGCGATGAAAGCCAGTCAATCAAGGTAACTCTACAGGACGGCACGGTGCTGTATTTCACTGCACAGGTAATGTCTTACACCACCAACGTCGGCAGTGTTGATCAGATCACGACTGCAAGTGTAACCCTCGGGATTACCGAGGATATCATTGAAGAGGCTGCATCGTAAAGCCTCGACTATAAGCGGGGCTACGGCCCCGCTGCCTTTACTTTTTTAGGGACGCATTAGGAGATATCACTGTGGATATTACCAAGTTCAACACTACAGTTGCATCAGACAAGGCGCAGACGATGCACCTTACTGACCCCTTCACTGGAGAGACTCTATTTGATGAAGAGGGTAACACGCTTGACTTTTACCTCTACGGGATTCAAAGCACGGCAGCACGGAATGCCCTTGCTGATCGTGAGCGAAAGAGCAATAAGAAGAAACTAAACAACGAGGAAAGCCGGCGTCTTGGCGCTGAGTTTCTTGCGGCTCTGACTAAAGGCTGGAGCAAAAACATTGAGGTCGAGGGCGAGCCCTTAAAGTTCACCCAAGAAAACGCTGTCCAGCTATACATGGATCAGGACTGGATCGGGCAGCAGGTTATCAGTTTTGTGAATAATCTGGAGAATTACGCCCCAAAAGCATAGAAACGCTGAGGCTCTATGTACGTCATCTGGCGTGGCTGCATGCTGCGCCAGAGACTAAAAGTAAGAACGAGCCGCGCAAGTCTCGGTGGCAGATACTCAAGGAAAGAGAAAGCGAGTTACTAGCACTGCCAGAGGTTGAGACAGACAAACACATCCTAGACTGGATAACAGAGTTAGGTTTTTGCGAGCAGGGCTTCAGCGGGCCTACACCACTAAGTTACCAAGAGATTGAATCGTGGGCGAAGATGACAGGCGTTATCCCTACTTGGGAAGAGTCCAGATTCTTGAAGATGTTATCTAACGAATACTGTTCACAGTACGCATCTTCTACTGACAGAGATGCACCACCCCCATACAGCAACGAAGAATACGACCGGCAGAAGGTCTCAGATAAAATACTAAGCGCCTTACGTGCGCATAGCAAGTACCGGGGAAAGTCTAATGACTGATGTCTATAGTATTGCTTTTAAAGCTGATACTAGAGAAGTAAACAAGGCAAAGAAAGACCTTGGCGGACTAGGTGACCAAGCCGGCAAGTCAGGGCGGTCAGTATCCAACTTTGGCGAGCAAGTAGATAACACGACCCGCCAAGTAGGCGGCATGGAGCGTGCTACTAAACTTGCTACTCGGGCTGTAACGGCTCTTGGTGCAGCGCTATCTGTTCGAGAGGTTGTGCAATTCGCTAACGCCGCACTGTCTTCTGCACAAAACATAGAGAGACAGGCAAGGGCAATCTCTGTCACAACAGAAGAGTTCCAGCGGCTTCGGTTCACTTTTGCTCAGTTTGGGGCAGACTCTGCCGACATTGCTGATGTATTCGGCACGCTTTCAGATCGTGCTGAAGATGCTAAATCTGGCATGCAGTCGTTCATTGACGACTTTAAGCTGGTCGGCATTGAGGTTGATGATCTGCGGGGCAAAAACGGCGAGCAGTTGTTCAGAACGTTTGCAGATGCTATCTCGCAGACAGAGAGTTCAACTCGCAGGCACACTGCTGCTGTTCGGATTTTAGGCGACGACATCGGTAACCGCCTGCTACCTCTTTTGATGCAGGGTACTGACGGAATTGACCGATTCGGCAGTCAAGCAACATTAGCTTCTGAAGACGTAGTACGTGCTGCATCTGATATGCAGACACAGCTAAATGCTGTTGTCGGGCAGATACAAGGCGAACTCACCGTCGCCATGCAAGAGTTCTTAGTTGAGAACAGAGAAGCTATTTTGGGAGCAGCAGAATCTGTATCAGAACTAGCGAGTGCATTTAGAGAAAACATTGACGCTATTGAAACTGTTGCCAGAATTGCAGGGACATTAGCTGCAATAAAACTAGCTAGTTGGGCGTATGCTGCAGCAGGAGGCGTTGGCTCCCTTGCAGGAGCATTCACCGGATTAAAAACTGCAACGTCATTCCTGCGAGGGCCAGCAGGAATGGCTGTTTTGCTTTTAGAGTTAAGCCGTGGGATCGATAGGGCTGCAGAATCTGCAAAGAACGCAGAAGGTGATATTGAAACTATATCTGAAAAAATAGGAGCATTATACCTAGAAGCAGAAAAGTTTATTTTGGCTGGTGGTCAGTCAATACTTGATTTCATCTTCCCAGAAAACATGCTCTCAGAACCGTCTAGAGCGGCCTCTCGTGTAGAGCAAATAAAAGACATCTTAGATAAGCTGGATGTACTTACAAGTAGACAAACATCGCCTATGCAGCCGCTTAGCGCAGAAGCTGAGCGAAGAATAAATGAAGCAAACCGGGCTCTTTTCTCTTTTGGTCGAGAGATTGAGGAAACAGAAGAAAAGGTAACACGTCTAGACAAAGTTGTTGTAAAGCCTGACATTGAGCCTTTTAGCAATGATCTAAGAGAAGTTCTAGGTCTGACCGTACAGATCCCAGGCGAACTGGAAGAAATACCAGAGGCTGTTGAGAAGGCAAACAATTCTGCAGATGACATGCAGGATACCTTTGAAAGCGTAGCAGACAGCGTAGAGTCCGAGTTCTCCGATGCATTCTACGACATTTTTGATGACGGC